CCGGGAATGGAGTGTTTGCTCCTGCTTGCGCATTTATTGATTGCGGCTGCCCCCATGATTAGTGAACATATTGTTCACGAGCCAAATCCCGTTTCTTCTGGATATAGCTCAGGACTCTTGACCTGGATTCTAGCAGTATCTTGTCCATAAGCGCTTGCACGTTGCTCAAGGTTTGCGAGCTGAATTCGGGTGAACGAACTCCTTTGCGATTAAAGCGTTTATCTCTGCCGGTCACGAACACCTCGGTTTGGCTGAAGTACTCGTAAACTTTCTCCAATTCACTTGGCTGTAATCCATAAGCCATGCGGAGACCCACTATAACAAGATTTTCTGAAAATTCAACAGTCGTGGGACCTGTCTTCAGCATCTCGATCTGCGCAGGGTTGACGTGGCGCAACAGATCAAGGTTTATGTGCTTAACTTTATCATTCTTTGTGATACTCATCAAGAAATCAGCAAGCTGTGAGAAAAAAGGAAAATCGCCGAACATGATCTTGTACATGTAACCTAGCGAATAATAAAAATGTCCGATGCACTCGGAAAAATCAGTATTCTTGAGTATTCCAATATTGCGCATAATTTTGCGGGGGTCAGGACATAACATCCATTTACCTGGATAATACTCTAAGTATTTGGCTGAGCAAAACTCGACATCATTAGGGTCATCATAGAAATCGAGCTTGCAATCAAAGCCAAACAAAGGAAAAGTGTTGGTCAAAGGGGGCAAACCTTTCGGAGTTGCCCCATTGCCATCATCGCCAGTCACACTGAAGTTGAGTGGAGGAAGGTTGTTAACCACCTCAAAATACCTGTGGGCAATCCAATTGAGTATTGTGTTGCCAAACCAGGTATCCACTTCCCCTGAGCAGCGGAGTGCATAGAACAGGAACTCGAGCCCGAGTCGGGTGAAGCCGTGTTTGAACATTTTGATCTCAAAACAGGCTCGGAGAACATCAAGCTCTGTGGTGTCAAAAATGAGTTCGTACAAACTCAGCTCACTATCACGCAGACACTTTTCACGCTGCGAAGACTCAAACTTTTTCGCATCATCCATGTAATAAGTCCAGAACTCCTGGGGGTGTTCCTCCATGAATTTGCCCATCTCAAAGAAATCTTTTCCTTTATCAAAACCTGGCACATTCTTTATGACTTTTTCAAGGGCGGCGGTAAAACGACCGTAGGCGAGTCCAAAAACCGGATCTCTGCCCATAATCATTCGCGGATCTTTTACTTCATCTGCGAACTCTTGTTCCTCCTTGCTCTCATACGTTTCAACTTTTTGAAAGGCTTTGATTTTAGAGTCTCTCATAGGGTCGAAACCACGGTTCAGGACCTGACTAATGGCTTTACCGAACCGTTGTTTGGAGTGACCACTCCTCCCTGCATAGAACTCTTCGAGGGTAAGAGGTTTCAATTTCTTACCACCGTTTGCTTTCAAAATCAATTGGGCGAGTTCTGCAACAACTTTCTTAAGAATCTCAGGGTCATAAGACACTGGTTGCCCAATGTCTCTGAGATAACGGTTGCGTAACCCAATTGTTTCGTTGTG